GTCGCCAACAAATGTGTGGGTATGTGCTAATCCTGTGCCGCCGTTTGCTTTATCGTATGCTTGTGCTGAAACTTCATCTGTAAATAAAGGATAAAACCATCCGACTTTATTTTTGTATGATTGAGTAGTTGTGTTGTCTCTTCCATATACCTTGTACGGACCTGTTGAATCAGGAATGGATGAAATGTATGTTGTATCTAAAATTATTTCAGGTACATATTTAGGATATAATCCTAATTTAGTTGGTGTAGGCGCTACCCAACAACCATCCGTAGACTCGTATTCATAAACTTTTAAGACTTGGTTTGCTTTAACAGAAACTTTAAGTTCTATAAAAGCATCAGAATCTATAATATAATCAATATCTTTTATAAGTTGTTTTTCATCTAAATATGCTAAAATAGCATTTTCATTTAGTTTATCAAAACTTACTGTCCTTGTAATAGGAAAAATAGTTTGTGAAGTATCTTCTATAGTAAATTCTGCTAAAGTGTCTCCACCAAAAGGAACCATGTCACTAAAATAAAATGGATCCTGTTTTGTGTTAGTCTCAAACATTTTATCTAAAATTTTATCTACGTGTATTTTTGTTTCACCTTCAAAACCTAACTCGTCAGCAATTTTTAAAAATTCTCTTTTAAATGTAATATATTTTAATCCTGATTCCTTGACCGCATTGTTCATATCAAAATCTTTGCTTGTCAAATTGAACATTGCCAAATTAATCGGGCCTGAATGTTGAACAAATTTTAATCCATAGTCTGATGTTGGACCTAAATCTCTAAGATTTCCTGCTCCAGGATAAACACCTGTAAAGTCACTTACGTTACTTACAATACTATCAACATGATCTATGACTTCTCCGAGCGTAAACGTGATCACGTTTTCGTTCATAGGATTTTTTTCTAAGTTAATAGGAAATTTGTAATGTCCTCTTTGGTTTTTTGGTGTGCTTGATTTAGTTTCTATTACAACTTTTCTATTCTCAGCTAAATTTGTGTAAAATCTTACATAAGCATATCTATTAATTCTATCTATTGTATAATCTATATTTTCTTTTTGTAAAATATTATCAAGATACACAATTATCTTTAGATCATTTAAATCACCACTGTTATCATATACGTCAACAATAAAATTATTAAGTCTAGGACCTGTAGTGTATTGTTTTACTACAGGCTGTGAAGAAAGGCTTTTAGCTTTGATCCAACCTGTTACACTAGAGTATGTGTCTATATCAGTGTATTTTCTTAAAATACCAGTGTCGGTACTAGCTGTAATTACATCAGCAACTTGATCATATTGGTAAGTATCACTTAATAAATTGAAGTCAAAGGTTATGTCCCCACTGTTTTCAATAGTTCTATATGATAAAGGAAAACCTAGTTCTGTGTCATTAGTGCCTGTACCTTGTTTATAAGAAAATAATTTATTACCTTTGAATGTACTTCCTTCTAAAGTATTCAGTGCTGTTCCACTGTCATTATACAAATCAAACATTGGAGACTGATTAATTGCTGTTTTGTTTTGTCCTAATTTCCAAGCAGTTCCGGTATAATAATAAATTTTACCTTTATTTTTATCTCCAGATTTTACTAACACAGTTTCATTTGTAACTGGAGTTGTGTCAGTTGTTTCTATCAGTGTAATTTGATTATTACTATTTTGGCTTATAAATTTTACCTCATAAATTTTCCCATTTACAAAACTATCAGGATCAGCTGTAAACAATACACGCATTCCTTGTACTAATTCTGTACCGTCAACAAAGTATCCTGGACTACCTTCTATGTTAGAAAACACATCTGTGGTTACTGTATCAATAACATCTACAGACTTTTTAGCAAAAGTTCCAAAATCATAAAGTTTTAAACCAGCATCAAACTCAATAATAGGTCTAATAGCTCTAAAATTTTGATCCAATGTTGTTGCTACTTCATTAATTTTAGCTGTGACGTCTATAACATCTTTGTGAGTCCATTTGTTATATCTAGACCATTGGTTTCTATCTTTGGAAGCTCTGTTAATAACAATATAATCTTTTTTGTCCGCATATGACACAGCATCATCAAAAGGTAAATCATCAAATCCTCCTTCGTCAAATTCAATGTCTTGATCCTGTAGATATCCAGCAGTTATTTCTATATCGGATTCTGATATAAGCTGTATAGAATCTCCCACACCTTCAACATACCAGTATCCTTCTGCGTATTTTGTTGGATTCAAGTTTCCATAAAACTTTAATTTCATTCCGTTACTCAAAGAATATCCATTAGACATTGTGTACGTTTTCTTGCCTACAATATCTTTATCAATATCCAAGAACGTATTGTCAATAATATCTTTTATAATAATAAGTCCTGAAGCTTCAATATTATTAGAATCAACGTAATATAAATTTGGAGGAGATTCCAAATCTACTGTAAACTCTAAAACTCCATTTTCTATTTTTTGTCCTGTTATACCTTTTGTATATAAATTTGTATCATCTGTAATGTCAACCGAAGTTCTAATTGAAAAAGGCATGTCCACAGTATCTACTTCAAATCTATATGTTTGTCCTTTGTATAAAGTTAAAGTAGGATTTCCTGTAGGATTATCTTGATTGAATACGTATGCGTCATTATCTAAATTAATTTGCTTGGTTACATTGTAAGTGCTTTTAACATTTCTAAAGGATCCATACACAGGTATAGCATCTGGTCCTCCCGGTAACCAATAGTATTCTCTAAAGTTTGTAAACTTATCCCAGTTTACATGTGGATTCCAAGCATAATATTCTTGGGAAAACATAGTATCATGATTAGCAGTATCAACACCACGTATCTTTATGCTGTTATATAAATCCCTATAATCTCTGTAAAAAATATTATTGCCAGCTGAGTCATTTATTACTGATACTGGCTCTAATTGATATTGATCTCTGTCTAAACTTATTTCTGATACATAATTGTCACTTGCTGTAAAAGCCTTTGCGTCTTTTCTACCTATAAATCCGTCAACCTTTTCAACACTCCCAGGCTGAACAAGTTGATCTAACGTGCTTGATAAGAATTTTTTATTGGCTACTGTGCGATAGTATCGAGGTAATAAATCAGCAGACTTTCTTTTGTTTTTATCTGCGTCATTTACTGGAATAGCATTTTCATCTTGTGCCATTAGTATCCATAGCCTCCGCCGCCTCCGCCGGAACTGCCGCCTCCACCGCTAGATCCGCCGCCGCTTGATCCTGAACTGCTCGAACTTGAACTACTAGACGATGTAGTACTAGAAGTTGTTGTAGTTGAGGTTGCTGTACTTGTGGTGGTGCTAGACAAAGCTGTACTTTGTATACCGGCATTTGTTGTGCTGGTACTTGTAATTACTTTGCCGGACGCTTGAATTCTGGAAGCTGTTATAGAATCTATTATTTCTACATCTTGAACTGTAGCATCACTCACAAAAATTTCATCATTTTCGCTTTTTATTTCAATTAAGCTACCAAAGGCCAGTGTGCCTAACTTTGGTACAATTATAAGATTAACTATATCGGGTGCCAATGAGTTCGTAACATAGGTAGCTAATTCTGTAAAGTGAAATGTTTCGCCAAAATCCCAATTCTGTAAAGAAAAATATCTGTTGATTGCGGAAATTATTCTAACTTTTACGTCATTATCATTTATTACTGCTTCTGGATTTTTTACTACCTTGAATACTGCTTGAAGATTTTCAACTGCCTTTGATCCAAATAATACTTTATATTTTACTGGATGATATATTATTTCATCACTTATTGCTTTTACTTTGTTTATTTCTGTGCCATATTGTTGGAATAGTTCATCACTGCTAGGTGGTAATGGCATTGTTGTAATATTACCAGCTAGGAAAGATCTAAAATCTAGATCATATGATCTAGTAAGTAGATATACATCTATAATATTAGAAGCACTAGGATCTATCCTGTTACTTTCGTTAGCACTATGAATGTAGTGAAATTTCAAATCACTTCTACCTACATACGCTCTATAATCACTTGATAAAGTTAAAGCATTATTATTTAAAACTTTAAAGTTTTTTTGATCAAGTATATAAAATATTTTGCCATCACTATACTGTGAATACGCACCTATTGCTGTTTCAGTAGCAACAATAGATATTGAACTTCCGTCAGCAAAATAATTAAATTTATGGAAACCTTGATTGCTATTTTCTTTCTTTAAAAATATGTATTTTGTTGTTGGATTTACTAATGGATCAACAATTACATCAAAAATATCAGGATCATCTATAGAGCCATCATCATTTAAATCAAAAAATCCCACTTGTACTTTTTTACTGTTTATGTAACCATCTTGATTCCTATATGCTCCTACTATTTCCCAATTGATATCATTATTAAATTGTGTCAAAGCATCTGGTTTGGTATTAAAATTCATCACACTAATTTTATCTTTTACTAGTTGTCCTGTTGCTGAATCATATATTTTATTTTGTCCATCATAGTAAAAACTTAATTCTGTATCACTTTCAAAAATATATCTTAAACCCCTATTTGTTACTGTATATTTTTGTCCGTCTGTTTCAAATAAGATAAACCAACTGGAGTCTAATTGGTTACCTGTCACGTCGCCGGTTTTTCCATTACTAAATCCGTCAGTTACATTAAGGTTTTCACTTATAATTACACGCCAAATTCTGTTTACTTGATCATATCGTAATCCAAATGTTTTATAAGCAAATACTTGATCGATAATCTGCGATCTTACATCTGTTGTAATATCTTTAACTAATTTAGGTTTAACTTCTTGTATAATACTATTAGCAGGAAGCACAGCATTTACAGTAATAGGACCATCTCCTGTTGTAGCATCAACATCAGTACCAGATCCTGTAACACTTATTACTTTTACCCACTTGTATGATGATGCTCCTTTTTTATTAGCATCACTAGTAAGTTCTCCATTTCCAATAAAATAAAATCCAGTAGGAGGAATAAATTTTAACAATGCGCCAGGTTCAACATATCTTAAAAATCCTGTAGTAAATGTACCTACTTGAAATGGTACTAAATTAATATTCTCTAGTAATCCTGTTGAACTGTTACTTGCTTTTGTAGATTGTTTCCATGTTGCGTTTAGATCACTTACAATAATCTTAGCAAAGTTTCCTAAATAAAAATTTGTTGTACTTCTTTTTTGTATTGTAGGAATAATTAAATTTTCAATGTTTCCTTCTATATCAGTTTGGTTTGAAAATGTAAATGATTTTTTTTCATCAAACTCTTCTTTATAAATCACTCCATCGCTACCGTACAGATTCGTACTTGAATATTTTCCTGTTACATCTTTTAGATCAAAGTATCTACTGATTCCACTTGATACTCTGTTGGTTGATTTTACTTTTACTATTTCTTGATTTGTTGAGGAAGGATACACATTGTAGTCCTCACCTGTAATCATTCTGTTTTGTGTATAATAAGTCTGAGGAGCATTTACTCTAATACTTGTGCTTGTTTCACTAGATGTTGCATTTGTAACTGGAGATTTTAATTCTAAACCTAAGGTAAGTGTTTCTGTTGTTCCTGATCTACTTGTATAATCCAAAGCTACTTGTACGTCTGTAATTTCTTCTGGACGTATTCTTAAACTTCTGTTAGAACTTGTTCTATAAAAAACCTGGAACTGTCCGCTTGGAGCATTTCCAAAAGTACCATCGGCAAATACCAAACTGACTTGATCATTATCTCTGGTTTGTACCACATAAAAATCTCTAATAGCTTTATTAACACTATTATAGATAGCATTGTTTCCTTCAGTTGAATCTACCTTTGTCCAAATTTTTTCTACGTCTCCTCCTGCTGATAATTTAGTTAACCAAACGTCGGTATCATTTATGTTATCAGCTTCTATAGTGATTCTTTGATTAGCAACAACATTGCCTATATCAAACACACTATTATTTAAAGTGCCTTGTCTAAAATGACAAAAATATCCTGTGTTTGAACTTGCGTTTCCTCTGCCATCTTCTCTATACATAAACTGTAAAGCATTTCCGGCTAACGGAGCTTCTTCGACTAAATTTAAACTTGCTTCATCTATATCAGTTGATACTATTTCAAACTGTGAAGGCAAACCGTTTACAGTTTTAGTAAATCCAAACACGGGTACGTTGACAGTATTTTGATTTAATCTGTAAGCCTGTGTAAGTATTCCGTTAATGGTTTGTGTTTTTCTAGGCTTTCCTATTGTGTTGTTGTTAGGTAATGCTGAGTTTAGAACTCTTCTAAATTGTTCGGCCCAGTTTGTATTACTAGGATCATTCCAAATAATAGTTTGGTTCTGTAAATTTCCTCCGTTACTATCTACAATAGACTCTGTGGTAGATACAGTTTCAAATTTTAGTAAACCATTAGCGGCTCTGTTTCTTCTTGGATTATATGATAGTAATCTAGCTAATCTTAAAACAGATTCTCTTCTTTCCGCAAGTTCTAAAAAGTTTTCTCTTGAATTTAAGTCTACTCTGTATGAAATATTTTGTCCCAAAAAAGCAATAATATCTATTAGTGCTAAAAATTCAGAAGTTTCTATATAATCGTTGAAATCCTCAGGATAATTATTCCTAAGATATGTGATCATTACTCTTCTTAATGAGTCAAAATCATAACTTTTAAATTCTGCGTTGCGAAAACTTTGGTAGACTTTGGTCCAGTCTTCAGCAAGTAGCAGTCTATTTTGTCTATCTGTGGACGACATTTGGTTTCCTTAAATCCTTTATAAATGTATTTATTATATAGAATTAACTGACCACTTAATTCTCTAACTTGTTAGGCCGTTTGCTTTGTCAAAACGGAGTCTTAGCTGTTCACTTATATTATAAGTTAGATAAGTCAAAGTACACTCTATCTGTAGTCCACTTTCAAATTCTGTTACCGCTACACCGTTTGCTTTTACCCTTGGATCGTAGTTAACTATATTAGTTACATTTCTTGTTATTGCGTCTTTCAGCTCAATTGTAAGAGGCTCATATAATGCATCCCATATTATACAACCAAATGTTGGATCTGATATTTTTTCGCCTTGTCTTATATTGAAATGATTAAGTAAATCTTGTTTGATAAGGCTGAGATCATATTGTTGAAAGCTAGAATTTTCTGGATTGACCGTACTGAATCCCCTATACGCCTTTTGTCTAACAGGCAATTTAGGTGCTTTTGCTGTTTTTATCTTTATTTCTTTATACAAGTCTGCCATAATAATATTTATTCGTTTGCGAATACCGTGGTTTGTGTTGTACTTTTAATCTGAGCATCACAATCATAGGTGTCTCCTATTCTGCCAACTTCTAAATCTTCTGCAAAAACATTTGGACTATGTGTGACTAAAGGCGTGCCATAAACTGGAGGACAATGTGTGTGTGGTTCATTGAGATCTGTCTTTCTATGTATGCCGTGTCCAGCAACAAATACTGTTGAACTACCTGTGTCTGTAAGTATGTCGCCAGGGGCTACACAGATTGGATGTACTGTATCCACTATATCTCCTGATCCTACTTTTCTAGCTATCAATGGCATTATCGTACCTGCATCACTCCTCCGCCGTGTGCTATCGGTGTTGGCGGTGTTACGGAAGCTAACGGAGTCAACTCCCCTTTCTTAATACTTAACCAATAGCTTTGTCCTTTTTCAATTCTCACTTGAGTTTTAGTCTTTCCATAATCGGGACTATCTCGGTCTGTTATTGTTGAATTTACATATCCAATAGCATTTAAAAATTGATTACCTAATGAATTAAAATTAGTGGTCGTCCAAGTAATAAATCCTGCCTTTTCTCCTTTTGTCAAATACGCTACTGCTAACTTACAAGCAACAGCAGGATCATTTGCTAATTCAGGATTGTTGTAAATGTCCACCCCTATCATTCCACCGTATGCCTTATAGTTGTCTGTGCCTGTCAATTGTATCAAACCTCTTCCTCGATATGTCCAACCATCGCCCGTTTCCGGACCACCATTGCCCATTCTATTTCCATATACCACACTTGCTATTTTAACAGGTTTTCTAGATAACTGTTGTGCTAACGCAGTTCCTCCTGGCTTTTTAAACATTTTAAATGTGTCTATCAATCCTTGAGCATTGTAGTTCATGTTTTCACTCTTAGGTATAAATTTACTTTCAGCAAATATATTAGCACAAGCCATTGCTATCGCTTCGCCGGCGCCTCCTGGAGTGGCTCCACTGTTAAGTGCTTTAGCTGGATCAAGTCCTAGGCCTTTAATAAGTTCACTTATAAAAAATCTTGTACTCTCTTCGTAGTTGACAGGATCGTTCGGTTGTGATCCTTTTGTACCATCATTATTGTTTCCAAATATTTTTGAGGTATCTATACTTTCTGGCTCAACATCTCCAGCTCTGAACACTCCTGACGTACTGTTTCGTTCTGGCATATCAGATTCTTTTGTTAATGGAGAATTTTGTGTTCGTACCTCAGGTGCTGGCGAATTTATACTGTCTGTCTCTCCTGGTGTATGAGCAGAAGGATTAAAACTTTCATGTGAATTCCAGGGCTCATGTTGCGGAGTTCTTCTTGGTAGTAAGGCTATAGCGGCATCTGTTGCTCTTGAAGCATCTGCTGTAACTCTTTGATTGGCTATAGGACTTCCGTTCTTATCTAAAACTTGGTCAGAGTCGTCAACTGATTCATTGGTAGCAGGCTTGGTAAATGTATCACCAATTGAGTCTGCTGTATCTGAAGGATCTGGAACTTGAGCAGGACTGTTCATATGTATTTGTGAAGCCTGTTCTCTGTGTACATCAACTGATAGAATTTGTGTTTTACCTCCAGCATCTAATTTATTATCAGTAGCACTTTTTATTTGCGTATTAGCACCACTTGTAAATTTATTATCACCTACAGTATTTAAATTAAACGCTCCATTTACTGTTTGTCTATAATCACCAACAACCTTAGAATGAAAGTTTTGATTAATTGCTATGTGTCCATCTAAAGTAACTTGTAAATTGTAATCTCCATTAATTGTTGATCTATGTGTTCCTTCTATTTGAACGTCTTCATCATTACCAATTGCTTTTTGTCTGTTTCCGCCGATCTTTAAATCTTGATTAATTGCTACATATTTTCTATCATTATTTAAAATTCTCACATCATTGTTCTGTGCTACCTTAACTTTTTTATCTCGCAAAGCTGTAAGGTTAAAATCTCTTCCTGCTAATATGTTAATATCTCTGTCAGCAGTGATGTTTAAGTCTGTTTCTGTTCTTATGTTTATACTATCACTACCATAGATATCAATTTTTCCATTAGAAGTCATTTCTAACCAAGCACTACCTTGTGCGTTTGCTATGTAAATTATATCTTCTGAATTGTGTAATAAAATCTGATGTCCTGTTCTAGTTCTTAAACGTATGTGTTCATTGAAAGGAATATCAACCTTTGCTTTATCAATATTAGCAGGAATAGCTTCTACATCATAATATTTTGCTCCTGTAGTTCCTGCTTGGCCTGCTCTTAAAATGGCAGGGTCTCCATCATCCATTACAAAACTAGATCCTCCTAATCTACTTCTGAAATATTCTATTGACTGACCTTTTTCACCATATCTTCCTTTTGGTGCTCCGTCTGCTTTGTCTACAGGACCAGGAGTATTCCAACCATAAACATTATTTGGTATATCTCTTCTGGCACTTGATGTTGTTTGTCCTCTAATAGGATCTTTCAATAATCCTTGTGTGGATAAAGCACCTGCGAATAAAGGATTGTGTGGTCTTTGAAAACGGTCTGTATCATATCCTTTATGATCAAGTTTTTTATTGTATTCACCTGTTGGCAATCTTCTACCTTTTAAATCATCAGATAAACCCTCTTGATAAATCAAATCAGCTGATGATGTAGGATGGCTTCCAGGAACCATGCTGTTCATATACTCGTCTTGAATACATCCTATCCAGTAACATTGATTGGTTTGGTTTTCTACAAAAATTACTAAAACTTTTGTTCCTGGATCAGGCGGCACAGCCCAAAATCCATAACTTTGCTGTGTTGCCGCATATTGTTTGTTTCTTGAATTTGATTGAGCATCATTTACTCCATAGAAAGGAGAACAGTAATAAGCTGTAAATAATTGACCTCGCGGAAATAATTCTTGTCCTCCAGGATTGGTATGCGATAATAACTCTACTCGTAAAGCACCCATTCTCTTAGGATCTAAATGATTGACTACTTTCGCAATAAAAGGACCATTAGTATAATTAGGTTCTGCGTTTGCGCCTTTGGTTCTTTTTTGTTCAGCCATTATTTAGGTCTTCCAGTACCTGATGCTATTCTATATTCATAGTCATTTTGTCTCTGAATAAAATTAGCAGTATCAGCTTTGGTTTTTTTAAGGTATTCGTCCCTGTTTTGTCTTTCATTTTCTTCTATTTTTCCGTTAGCGTTTACATCAGCTAAAGCGTTTGCTATTTTAAGAGGATCGTTTGTAGCCATTGCCGCATCAATCATTTTTTGTTGTTGTTTCTTTATGGCAAATATTTTTTCTCTTATTACTTTTTTATTATCAATAGGACCTTGATTTTTACGTCTTACCAATGATAATTCGTTTGTGTATACATTTCCTCGAAAACTGTTTGTTACTGTAATCACTTGATATAATCCGCTAAATTCTTCAACATCTGATAAACCTTGTGCTGTAGGAATTCCTGTGCTGATATCTATAGGAGTTCTAAAATTAATTATTATATCTACATCTCCATTATGATGATTCATGGTTCCGTCAGCATTAATGTTTATAAAACTTGTTGGATTGGCAAAATAATTTCCTACACCACTATCTGCCATAAAATATAAATCTCCCAAAATGGTCATGTTAGCAGAAAGTAAATCAACATCACCATTAATCATTGCGTCGTGAAAAGCACGAGATACCCTTACAGCGGCAGATTCCTGTATTGCTCCATTAGTAAGCTGTCCTGCTTGAGTATTATTTACAGTTCCAACCATTTCAACTGTTTCACCAGGTGTACCTTCATGACCACTTGCGTCTGCCATAGAAACTTCTGCTTGTTTGTAAGTTTTTCCACTGGTAGATAAATCATTATTTGCTGACCTGTTCATAAAATCTTTTCCAATAGCTTGGAAAAAAGCAAATTTAAAGTCTAGATCAAAGTTCAAAATATCTGTATTTTTTCCAGTATAAATGTAATCATATTCTTTTGCCGCTTGTTGTTTTAAAAAATTAAATCCTGGAGGTGGATCGTTTGGTAACATAAACACTGATTGATGTATTAATGTTGGCACAACATTGTATACAAATATCTTTGGATACTTATTCAACTTACCTTCTGTTGAGGGAGCATCTAACACATAGGTTTGGACTTCTATCCTAAACCATTTTATCATACCATTTGCGTCCGCTGATAATTGTCCTTTATTTAAAAGTTGTTGTCCGTATTCACTTATTAGCACAAGTTCTTCGATAATTCTTTGTATCTTTGTGCCTTGTTTAAATTGTATGGTCTTATTGTTAGGACTTATTCCTACTCCATTCCTGTGTAATATTTTAGCTTTTTCATCATAAGCAAATTTAGACACACCAAAAGGCATTTGCCCCGCAGTTAAAGTTCCTTGCGGAAACATTTTTGTAGATCCTATTTCATTTGTAAAACTTGATGTTGTAAACTCTTTCTTTATTTTTTCACTTAAATTATTACGCTTGATACTGTAACCTAATCTGTCGTATACGTGTTCACGCTTTAAAATTTCTTCAGCATCGTTTCCCCTAGCCTTTAGTGATCCTGGAGACACATTTTCTAAAAAGTCAACTCCAATAGCTGTTGATAGTGCTTGGTCTACATCGTACTCTCTTCTATTCTTGGAATAGTCTCCAAACAATGCCGAATTATCTACATCAGCTAGTGTGTCTCTCATAACGTTTTGTGACATTTCTGTTGGAAATAAGATTATAATTTCGTCTGGTTCATATTTGTTGTCTGATTTTAAAGAAGTTTCTAATAAATCGGTGTTATGTGCAACTGCCAAACTATCAAATCCCGTTTGTAACATTTCTTGTATTGTACGTCCTGTAATGCTAATATTGCTTTTTATAGCTTGATTTGTATCTATCAAGGCAGTTTCATTAAACGGTACTGCTTTTATAGTATATTTAGATCCACCAGCTGTAACATCAAATTGTGCGTTGATTATTTTTACAGCCAATTGTCTACTACCTTCTTTCATATGTGGGCCCATTACATCCGTATACCCTACAACATCAAGTTGTAATAGGTAAGGACAATCTAAGTAATTTCTATATCCTGCTTTCATAGCACAAAGTTGTAGATGTTGTAAAAATTGTCCCATACTATAAGGTTCCATAACCTCAAACTCTATAGCAAAAGCAGTTGTAACTCTAGTGCTTTTGTTCGGAGCTACAACGCTTTGAATATCTACATTATCTATATAATATTCTAAATTTGCTTTATTGTTTTTTAATTCTAATTCCGTAAATGGTCTTTGTCCTCCTGGCATAGGTCCTTGATATTTAGGTTGTGGAAACCCGCCCATTTTAATTACTGTTTGATCAGCTCTAGGGCCAGTTCTTTTATAATATTTGTGCGGAAAATTATATTCGTCATTGCTCAATGCGGCCAATGTCCATAAATAATTTTTTGAAACGTATTTGTCTAATCCATTAGGTCTTCTAGCATTAAATATCTGGCCAAAGTGTTCTAATCTTTCTCCATCTTTTTCATCTTGACTTTCGGCATTGTTAATAGCATTAGCTTCATCTTCTGTCAACTTCATGTTATCTGCTGTTTGTTCGTCGGACTTAAAAAGATTGGTGGAATAACCGTTTGCTTGAAACTTAGGCGCATTAGGGTCAGCGTCTCCGACAGTAGCAGATTCAGACTTTTTTCCGTTTGTGTCTTTTTTTATGTTATTGCTATCGCTGTTGACTTTAGGTTTTTCTGGCCTTCCGTCACTCTGGCTACCATCGCCAAACTTTGTGCCTTCTGACTTGGGAAATTTTTTTGTACCTACTACAATGTCAGCATAGGTATACGGATTTTCAGACATGTGTTACTCCAGTGCGTCACGTACTCTAGCAGGGTTTGGCAGATAAATTGAAGTTCCTGTAGATATATCATATATAAAATCTTCAATGATATCTAAGTTTCTTTGACCAAACACCCACCACAAATCTTTATTACCATAATAATCATAAGCAAGTAAATCCGGTCTATGATTATACTGTGGTTCAATAGTATACAACTTGTCATCCGAAAAAGAGGGAATAGGCCTAATAGTAAGTAAATCTAAAGTGCCATCTACTTTATAATCTGTATCTTTATATGGATTAGACATTATACGTATCCCTGGTTAAGATTTTTGCCGTTTACAAAATCGTTATAACTAAATGATGAAACTTTTTGCCTGCTGTATATAGGCTGTACCGTCACTGTGAATTGCGATTCAGAAGGTGCCCAACCAACTGACATTGCTCTTTTTTGCGATTCAATAGAACCACCAAAGTCTGAAAAATCAATTGGATTAAAACCTGTTGCTATGTAGTCAACTTCGTTTGGCATATCAACTGTAAAGTTAACAATCACACATGGAACATTATTAAAGA